CTTCACTTCCTCGTTGAATTCCATGTTGCCTTCTTCTCCTGAAAGGAATGCCTTCTTGGTCTTGTTGTATGGTTCCCCCATCGAGGACTTGAAATTCATTTTGTCGATGAACCGCACACCTGCAATGCCGTTGACAGTGGCCTTATCGGACAGGGGCTCCAGAATACTCAAAGATTCCTTCGTCAACAGTTGCAATACATCGTCAGTGTATGCTTGTGCAATGGCCTTCATTTCTGACCCACTTAGTGAGCCGTACTTCTTCTGAGTGGAATCAACAAGAGCGTGTCTCCAAGGCCGATAATCACGCAACTTTGGTGCTGTGAAGTCCACGTCCCATCCGCGTTCAGCAAGGATCTCCGCTCCCAGCAGTGTGGGGCGAACTTTGGATCGAGAAGTGACAGCAACTTGTGAGTAGCTCCCAAACACGTGGAGGGAACCTGTTTCCAGCCAACGCAGAGGCGACTTCTGTCGCAAGTCAACCAGCAACTTGGGCGCACTCTCAGCACCAATCACGGGCGTGGCACACTGGACAACCGGCATATCGAAATGCTTCACTGCAATAGCAACGATGTCAGTATCGATTTCTGTGGCCCATACAGCACCGTGAGCATTGCCCAAAGCGTGTAAACCCACGATTGCCGTCACTGGTTGGTGGACAAACATAGGTGACCCACAGTCTCCTACCACTGTCGGGTTATTGGTCCATCCTGTCCACGTGTTTAAGGTGGTGTCAAGTTCAGGAACTTCCTTTTCACTCTGAACCGCACACTTAACCTGGCGCACAATTGTATCGAGCCCCTTGGCGCGCGTCACGTAAGTGGCTGTGTAGGCGCCACGCAACGTTGGTTTGCGAATGAGTTCTCGCAGGTCACGTTTCGTCTCCCAACTGTGAACCTCGAAAAACGCTAAATCGCGGCCTGGAACTCTGAAGATATCACTTTGTCGCAGCTTGAATACCACGTTGGAGGAAGCTCCCTGCACATGGGGCATGACCGACAAAGTGATCTCCAAGTCTCCCTCGTCAAACAAGATGTGGTTGTTGGTCATCCACAAGTGTCCGCATGGGCTAAATGTGTTCCCTTCACGAGCGCGCACTCCATTTGAAGCCTTCAGTCTTGCTGTGTTGCGTTCGACAACTTTCGTCACCTGATCAAAAGTGAGGCTTGCAAACGAGGCGCTAAACTCCGATCGATCAAACGAAGACGTCTGGTAGTCATCTCTCTTCCACACGTTGACGCGCTCTGTAGGTGCGAAGTGATCATCTGGAACCGACTGACGCAACCCTTGAATTGTTGGCGTTCTGTTGGAAACGGTCTTGTACAGTCCATACGCAGTGATCAAAGCGGTCGTTGCAGCTAGTCCACCAAGCACCAACTTCCAACGGCGCGTGATGAAACTTGCTCGCAGAGTGTCGCTCAACCACAAGTAGTAGTTGCTACCCGTAGAAGTGTACCACTGGAAACCAGCAAGTAAC